TATAAATAATCCGAGTGTTGCAAGGTTTCTTGCCGACGAGCGCGGGTCGTTGGGCAGAGCGGGAGGCGTGGCTGACGCACTTTCAGGCGCAGCCGACGACGCCGCACGAGTAGCTGATGATCTGCCCATGGACGAGGTGAGCCGGATGGCAAAGCGGGACCGAATAGCTGCGCTGAGAGCCGAAGCAAACGCAAACAGGGCGGGGGAATCAGTTGATGATTACGCGGGGATGCACCGTCCTCCTATGCGGGACAGCGGTGCGCCAGCGCACGACTTGACGGGTGGCGGAGCGGTTTATCCAGATGATGTTTATTCCCCGAATGCTGTTCAGTATTATGGAACAGGCAATCCGGCTATGGACCAAGAAACCGTTGAAATTCTAAACAGCCTCAAGGGCAACCCTGATGAGATGGTTTCCATTTATCGGGCGGTGCCTTCCGACGCAAGTGGGGCAGAAATATCTGCGGGTGATTGGGTCACGGTGAATCGGAACTATGCAATAGATCATGGAGAAGGCACCCTCCGTGGAGATTATTCAATTATAGAACGAAAAGTCCCCGCAAGAGATATTTACACAAACGGCGACAGCATTCACGAATTTGGCTTCGACCCCGCCCGCGCAGACGACGCCGCACGGGTAGCTGATGACGTGCCCATGGATGAGGTGGGCCGCATGGCGCGGGCAAACCAGACGTTTCCCGTTGACGCATGGCACGGCTCGCCTCGCAACATCACTGAATTTCGGAATACCTACAGCACACCCGAAGGCCATTACGGCGCGAACCATTACTTCACCAACAGTATTGACGACGTGAACGCAAACTATGCAGATCATGGAGGCCCAGACATTACGCAACGCATCCAGCGTGAGATAGAGTTGGCGGCAGATAGCTTTGATGACGATACAATTCTGGATTATTGGCAATACCGGGATGTTGACGTTGACGATATTGCGGACCTTTCCCAAGGCCAGATTGATGAAGCCCTGGACGCGGTAGCCCGCGAGCGCCTTGGGATTGAAAACGACGGCACAGTTTACCCCGTTCGGCTTGCAATGAATAATCCTGTAAAGGTTGGCGGCGATGGTGAGACGTTTTTTGATTACAACATAAAATACAGCGCCGATGGCGAAGATATTGTTGGCGAAGATGGGCCATTTGTGGACTTGCTACGCGCGACACAAGAGGCGTTTGATGAATGGCAAGTGGACCAATTCACTCGCGATGATGTTTTAGGCAAGTTGATGGATGATGCCATTGACGGCGGCATTTCGGCGTCAGATTTTGACAACATTTTACGATCCAACATTAACGATGTTTATGACGATTTTTCAGGAAAAATGGCATCTCCCGGTGCGGTGATTGCCGACATTTTCAAGAAGGCTGGGTTTGACAGCATTGATATGGACGCTTCTGTGTTCAGCAATAGGCAAGGGTTTGGTGGCGTCAAGCTGCCGGGGATGACAGGGACGCAAGACGCTCGCCACTACGTCATATTTGACGACAACGCGAACCAAATCCGCTCCCGTTTCGCCAAATTCGACCCCCGCAACATCAACAGCCGCGACCTTCTAGCGTCCGGCCTTGGCGGCCTCACTCTGGGTTACGGCCTTTTGGGCAACAGCGAAGCAGAGGCAAGCCAATGAGAGCACCCGCCCGCACAGCGTCGTTCCCGCCCCCAGTGGGAGGCTGGGACACCAGAAACGCGCTTGCTGACATGCCTGCCGAAAATGCCGTCATTCTGGACAATTTCTTCCCGTCAACGGACAAAGTGACCGTTCGGAAGGGATACACGAGCTACGCCACGGGAATGTCCGGGGAAGTAAACAGCCTGATTGAGTATGTGCCTACCACTGGCGTCGGCAAACTGTTCGCGGGCAATGGCTCTTCGATCTTTGACGTGTCAGGCGGAGGCGCTGTCGGCGCTGCCGTTGTGTCAGGTCTGTCCAACACCAAATTTCAGTCCACCCAAATCAGCACATCGGGCGGGCATTTTCTGTTTGCAGTCAACGGCCAGGACACGCCACTGACCTTTGATGGGTCGTCGTGGGCCACCTCGGGCGCGTCAGGCCCGACAATGGCTAACCTTGAGTGGGTGAACAACCACCAGCGCCGCCTCTGGTTTGGTGAGAAAAACAGCCTGTCGGCGTGGTATCTTGCCGTCAATTCTATATCTGGGACAGCAGTGGAATTTCCGCTGGGTGCTGTGAGTAAGCTGGGCGGCTACCTGATGGCGATGGGCACCTGGAGTGTCGATGCCGGTGACGGACAGGACGACGTTGCGGTATTCCTCACGAGTGAAGGCGAGGCCATTGTTTATCAGGGCACTGATCCAAACTCAGCTACTACGTGGAGTCTAGTCGGGGTGTTTCGCATCGGCAAGCCGGTCGGACGGCGTTGCATGATCAAGAGCGGAGCGGACCTGATTATGGTGACCCAGGACGGTTTCGTTGCCGCGTCACAGATCCTGCTTGCAGACCGATCGCAAGCAGAAGCGGTATCCATTTCGCAGCAAATCAACAAAGCGGTGAACGACGCCGTGCGGGATGGTGGGTCGCTGTTCGGATGGCAACCATTCATCTATCCCAAGGGCACGATGCTGATCTTCAACGTCCCCAGCACAGCAACCGAAGCCTATCAATATGTGTTCAACACAATAACGCGGGCGCCGTGCCGGTTTACCGGCATCAATGCTGCCTGCTGGGGGCTGATGAACGACGAGGCGTATTTCGGGGGCATGGACGACGGCGTTGTTTATAAGTTTGATTCCGGGTCCAGCGATGCCGGCTCAGACATCAATGCTGACGCCCTCCAGGCGTTCAACCATTTCCGCTCGCCTGGCACGAATAAACGCTTCACGCTTGTTGAGCCGATATTCCAAAGCGAGGGATCGCCATCAGTCAGCATTGACGTGAACCTGGACTATAGCATTCCCAGCCCGTCCGCCACCGCTGCGTCGTACCCAGAGCCGGCGGGTTTGTGGGGCGTTGCAAAGTGGGGCGTCGGCCTGTGGGGTTCGGCTTCACAGACTTACCGTGGCTGGCGTGGCATCCGTGGCGTCGGTCGCGCAGCATCCATTCGCATCCGAATTTCAACGGGAGTCAACCAGCCTTCATGGCTTGCGACCAACTGGCTGTATGTCCCCGGCGGGCCTCTGTGAACCTTATCTACGGCCATGACGCGGATGTTGCTAACTGGGTGGCGGCGCATATCCCTGACGTTGGGGACCGTGGATTTGGCGGGCCTGTGGCGGCGATTGGCGTTGGCAATGACCGGCTGATTGCCGGAATGGTTTATCACGACTATCAAGAGCAATTCGGAACAATTCAGTTAAGCATGGCGGCGGTCAGCCCGATGTGGGCGCGTCGTTCAATCATTTTCGGTCTTTTGGCGTATCCCTTTTATCAATTGAACTGCTTTAAGGTCTGGACGGCCACGGCGTTCGATAACGAGAAGGCGCTGAAGGTCAACAGGCACGTCGGGTTTACCCAAGAGGCCGTGCTTGCGCATCAGTTTGGGTTCAAAAGGCACGCCGTAATCATGCGGATGCTAAAGCCTGATTTCATCAAAAACTACGGAGCAGATCATGGGCAAGAGTAACGACAGCGCACCCGCACCACCGGATCCCGTCGCAACGGCGAATGCGCAGGCTTCGGCGAACCGCGCAGCCGTGCGCGAAAGCGCGTTGATGAACCAGATTGGGCAGAACACGCCCTATGGCTCCCTGTTCTATACCGGCGAGATTGGAAGCCCAGACAGGGCCGTCAACACGACGCTTGCGCCAGCGCAGCAGGCCATGCTCGATCAGCAGAACGCGGCATCGTTGCAGTACGGGCAGATTGCAAATAACCAGCTTGGGGTGGTTGCGGATCAGTTCTCCAGCCCCGTTGACTTCTCAAGCGTTGGCCCGGCACCACAGGCAGGCAGGTCAAGGGGCGTGGCAGAACAGCTACGACGCCTTAGTTGCCCGCAATCAGCCCCGCGCAGATCGAGAGCGTGACGCCATGATGACGCGCCTGTCAAACCAGGGGCTTGATGCTGGTTCGGCGGCGTATGCTGCCGCAACCGACGAGTTTAATCGCGGTCAAACCGACTTCGGCCTTGCCGCCCAACAGGCTGCTATGGCCCAACAGGCGCAGCAGTATAGCCTTGAATCGGCGGCCTATAATCAGGCCAGGAATGATCTGATGGCACAGCGCAATCAGCCACTGAACGAACTAGCGGCGCTGGCGTCAGGCCAGCAGATCCAGAACCCAGCATTCCAGGGCCAGTCAAATTATAGCGTGGGTGCTGCGCCGATTGCCGATGCAATTTACGGAAACTATCAGGGCCAGATGAACGCATTCAATCAGAACCAAGCCAACAACGCCGCCAACAGGCAGGGTCTCTATGATCTCCTCGGCACTGCGGCGATGGCTGGCGGCATGACATACGGCGGACCTGGCTGGGGAGTAGATTAAATGGCACTGGGAAATTTCGGCAAGTACAGCCAGATGCTTCAAAACATGCCCAACCCCAACACGGGCACGCACGCCGGCGGTCTATCGCACGTCTTGCAGCAGGCATTGCTGGGCTATTCAGCGGGGCAGGATCAAAGGGAAGAGGAGGCCAAGCGGACCCGTCTAGCAGATGCGCTGCGCATTGGCATGGGTACGCCAGGCAATCCCATCACGGACGCTCCTGGTGCATTTGCTGCTGGCGCTGGTGGACCACCGCCGATGAGCATGGACCCAGCACGTCAGCCCGTGGCTGGTGATCGGCAGGGCATGATAGCCGCTCTTGGTGATTTCCCCGAACTGCAATTGAATATGATAAACGAGGATATGAGCGCCGCCGCCGCCGCCGAAGCCGCTGAGGCTCTGTATGACAGAACAAGGGCTGACGAGCTTTTTGACATTGAAGCTGCGAACGTTTATGACACCGAAGCCGCCCGCCTTGCCCTGGAAGGCAAAATCGACCTGGCAGAAATAAAGGCTGCTGGGGGTGGCGGAGGCGACCTTGGTTCATACGACACATACTTGGACCCGGTAAATGGGCCTGTGACAATGCGGGCAGGAGAAGCTGCCGCCCTTGGGTTCGTTAAATACGATGCGCCCGGCGACCTACCCAGCGCCAATTTCGTCACCTTCACTGATGGCAATGGCCGCATTGAATCTGTTGATGTGTCAACGCCAGATGGCCGCGCATGGGCAGATGAATTGGCCGCGACCGGGTTTTATCCAGTCAATATCACAGCGCCATCAGGCGCGGACCTTATGGGGACCAATGTTCCCGGCCCCACCGATGCAGCGGGCAAGGTTATCGCCCCGGAACCAGGCTATTATTGGGAAGCTGACGACAGCGAGTTTGGCTGGCGCCAAAGCCCAATCCGTGGCGCTGCGCCCGACCGCGAAACAATAGCAGCAAACGCCAAGATCGTTGAAAGCGGGACTTACATGGTTGGATTGCTTGATGAACTCCTTGATCATCCAGGACTTGAGGGCAGTGTCGGCGTTCCATCTATCGAAGGATTACTTGAAATCCCCGGCACTGACGAAGTTGGATTTAAAGCGCGTCTTGCCCAGGTCGATGGAAAGCTGTTCCTTGAAGCATATGAGCAGCTTAAAGGCGGCGGCGTCATCACTGAAATTGAGGGTACCAAGGCCACGCAGGCCATGGCCCGCATGGAGGCGGCGCAGCGTGAAGAGGAGTTTATTGCTGCCGTTAAGGAACTTCGTGGCATCATTCAGACGGGAATGGACCGTCTGAATGCGGACCCACCTGTCTATGAACTCATTAACGGCAAACTGGTTGTGAAGGAATAGCACATGGGCAGCATCACGATTGAAGGTTACGGCGATGTTCCCATCAAAGGGGACGCGCCAACAGAGGCCGAACTGGCAGCGATTGAAAACGCGATCCAGGCGCACGCAATCGCGACAGAAGACGACCGCCCCGCAAATATGGGCGTGATTGATGCTGTGGGCGGCGCTGCCGATCCGCTTAACCGCTTCTATCAGGGCATCGCGGATATACCAGCGGGCGGCGCGCAGCTTTTGACAAACATGCTGCCCGGCGCTGTTGTCGATAGCGTCAATTCGGCCACGCAGTTTGTCAATGAAATTCCATATATCGGCGACGTCACACAAGCCCTTGGCATGGTTCCCGCTACGGCTGACCAGATTAACCAAAGCATCGCAGACACCCATGAAGAGATTGAAACGGCCCGTGGCCCCGATGCTGGCTTTGATTGGTATCGGCTTGGCGGCAATGTAGCAGGCACACTTCCCCTTGCTGCTCTTGGCGGGGCATCGCTGCCCGGCGCAGCGGCGTCAGGCGGCTTCATGGGAGCACTGACGCCGCAGACGGATGGCTCCTTCTCAGTTGAAGATAAGGGGATTCAGACGGCCACGGGCATGGGTGGCGGCGTTCTTGGTAACGTGGCTGTCCGCAGTCTCGCCCGGATGCTTTCCCCTAATGTCCGGCCCAACGTCAAGGCGCTGACAGACGGCGGCGTTCACCCGACCCCTGGTCAGACGTTTGGCGGCATGGCAGATACGATTGAACAGAAAATGACGGGCGTTCCCCTTGTGGGCGACGCCATCGCCAACGCGCGCAATCGCTCAATCAGCGAATTTAACACACTGATCTTTGATGACATCCTTCAGCCGGTTGGCATCCCTTCGCCGTCAAATGTTGGTCGTGAGGCGGTAAAAGAAGCGGGCGACGCGCTGAGTGCGGCTTATGAGGACATCTTGCCGAACCTTGTCTTTGGCATCGACCGTCAATTTGGAGCCGAATTGGCGGCAATAGCTCGAAGTGTGAATTCTGATCTGTCAGGCAGAGAGGCCGCAGTATTTAACGCATTTGTTAAGGATGAGCTTGCCCGAGTGCTCGCACCTGGCGGAACCATGACCGGCGAAACATTCAAGACGGTTGAAAGTGTCATTAGCAGAAAGATTGCGTCCTTTTCGAAGAGCGGTGACGCCTTCCAACGGCAGCTTGGCGACGCATTTAAGGATCTTCAGCTTTCCATGCGCGAAGCCCTTGCCCGCGTTAATTCTGGCGTGACGATCACAGTAAACGGGGCACCTGTCAGCGCGTCCGAACGCCTGACGGCCATCAATCTGGCGTGGGCCAAGCTGACTCGTGTTGAGCGCGCCGCAGCAAGCCTGGGCGCTGCTGATGGCCTGTTCTCACCTGCGCAGCTATTGAACGCTGTGAAAGCTTCTGACCAGACGGTTCGCCATCGTGGGTTTGCGCGGGGCGACGCACTCTTGCAAACCCCGGCGGAAGCGGGAAAGGATGTCTTGGGTTCGACTGTCCCAGATAGCGGCACTCCCGGACGGCTAGCAGCAATGCTTACAGGTGGTGCCGTTGTGACGAACCCGTGGCTTGCTGCCGGTGGCCTCGCGGCGCTTCCATATACGAGATTCGGTCAGCGCCTAACATCTAATCTTCTTACGCAACGCGGACCAATCGCGGCCCAACTTGAAGCCGTATTGCGCAGCGGCATCCCTGCGGCGAACGTCCTTGGCGCGAATGCGCTCACGTCGCAATAGGACAAACGGAATCCGGCCCACCAAAGCGCGACCGACAGCAACAACCAACCCTGCGATTGGCGCGGCAAGCAATGGCCGCAGAAAATTATCATCCATCGCCCCAATATAGGGCGAAGCAGCACGCCGAAGAATAGGAGTAAATAATCATGGCTAGAAACGGCAGCGGGACTTTCAGTAGGCCCGTGTCTGATTACCAAAATGGCACTGTGATCAGCGAGACTGCAGTCAATTCTGAGTTCGACGGAATCTCTGTCGGTTTGACTGACAGCCTGGCCAAAGATGGGCAGACCGTTCCAACGGCCAACCTCCCGATGGGGACGTACCGGCACACGGGTGTGGGAAATGGCTCTGCCAGGACGGACTACGCTGCGATGGGCCAGCTCCAGGATAGCACCCCACAATGGCTTGGGAACAGCTCAGGCACCAACACGGTCACGGCCAGCTCCACGCCGGCAATAGCAGCGTACGCCGCTGGGCAGTCGTTCAAATTCAAGGCGGGTGGCACCAACACCGGCGCAGTCACATTAAACCTGAACAGCCTGGGGGCCAAGGCCGTACAAAAACGCGGAGCTGCGCTTGTGGCCGGCGATATTACGGCCAACAATGTTGTCACCGTTGTTTACGATGGAACCCAGTTCCAGATGATTTCACCCACGGCGGTTAACGCAGCGTCCACCACGGCGGCGGGCATTGTCGAGCTTGCGACCACCGCAGAGACGACCACTGGGGCCTCCAGCAGCCTGGTTGTCACGGCTGAAGGTCTCCATGACATGACCTCGCTGGCTGGTGCTGCATGGTTCCTCGATGAAGACAACATGGCGTCCGACTCCGCAACCAAGGTGCCGTCGCAACAGTCCGTCAAAGCCTACGTCACAACTTCCGTGGCAGCCAGTGGCATTACTCTCGCCACCAAACAGGCCAGCACCAGCGGCACAAGCATCGACTTCACCTCGATTCCGGCAGGAACGAAACGCATCACAATCATGTTCGCAGGCGTCTCCACGACCGGGACCAGCGATGTAATTGTGCAGCTAGGTGACTCAGGTGGCGTTGAGACTACCGGCTATAGCGGCAACAATGTTGACTCGACCCAAAGCGGCGGTGTCGTCAACAACACGGGCTTCATCCTCAATAATCTGCAAGGCGCGGGTGATGGCGCTGACGGAGCGGTGACGTTGACGCTCATGGACGCCGATACGTTTATGTGGGTCATGACCTCCACAATGTCTGATGACGCAAGCACGAATGTTTTCTGGACCTCTGGCACCAAGACACTCTCAGCCGAACTTGATCGGGTTAGAATTACGACGGTCACTGGCTCGCAGACATTCGATGGCGGCGCAATCAATATTGCTGTGGAGTGATCCGGGTGGCTGATATTTTCCACTTCCCTGGCGCGACAGAACCCAGCGGTCCCGCGCAGACGGTCTGCTGGAATTGTGAATCACCTGATTGGCATGTGTTTAAGGACGGCGCAATCGTGTGCGGACGATGCTCTGAGGAACCCGGCCTCTTCGTCATCTTTGACTGACAACCAGGAGCGGACTTATGAGATCCCTGATGGCTTTTCTCTGCCTGACCTTTATCACCGCCTGCTCAANTGATACCCAGCAAGCACTCACCGCCCTTGACTCGGTGGTGGTCGTCTACACCACCGAAGTGGGCTCGGCCCACGGCTCTGGTGTAGTGATCGGGCAGGGCTTGATCTTGACTGCAGGCCATGTGAGCCGTGGCCGAGAGATGTTCATCGCATTTCGTGACGGCGAGGTTGTGGCCGGCAAAGAGGTAAAGATTGCCCTGGAAGGTCCGGCCCCTGACCTTGCCCTTGTTTATGCCCCTACAGGCGACAGAGAGGCCGTCTCAGTGCGTTGCACGCCCGTTGTGGTGGGTGAGCCCCTTTTCGTTGCCGGACACCCCGTAGTGGCCCGCTGGGTGATGATGTGGGGAAAGGTCGCCAGCACTGACCTTTTGGAAGACGGGAGCCGCGAATCGGTCGGGGAAGAGGGCAGCTACTTCATCGCACAATTGCCCGTTGCGCCCGGTTCATCCGGCGGCCCAGTCTTTGATTCCGATGGCAACCTCGTCGGCATCGCCACGGCGCTCTTGAACGCGCCGATGCCCATGGGCTTCGCGACCATCGCCGTACCGACCTCGCTGGCAATCATCCAATCACCCCAGACAATATGCGGATTTATTTAATGCGTGACCCAGACATTCTAACCGGCGCAACATGGTCCGCTGCGGGCGGCACCGGCCTGACCATTCAGTACATAACCGACTTTGGAAGTCTCGTTGTGGTGGTTCTGAACATTGCCCTGGCACTTGCGGGCTTGGCCCTGATCGGGTACAAAATCAGGAAGGCCCATCTTGAAATTGTAGAAAGGCCACCCAGTGGCTAATCCCGGCGTTACCTACGAGCAATGGCAAGAGGCTGAACAAGCCTACGCTGCCAACGACGAAAACAAGACGACGGCGGCAAAGTCGCTTGGGATGCCCGCCGCCACATTCCACAACAGGCTGGAACGGGGACGCACTCGTTACGGCGATGGCGGGAAACGTTTCAGCGGTGCCACCACACTCCGCAAATACCAGTACGAAGAAAGCGGCGACACGGTTCTTGAGTGGACCCGTACCAACCCCGGCCTTGAAGAACAGGTCGCGGCCATCAAGGATGTGGTGCGCGAGTTTGCCAAGCCCGTTATTAAAATTCCCAAGGCTCCGCTTAAATACGGCAGCGATGTAATCCCGTGGTTTCAGATCGGTGACGCGCATCTGGGTATGCTGGCGCATGAGTCTGAGACAGGCCAGAATTTTGACCTCAAGATCGCAGAACGCGAACTATGCCAAGCCTTCGCCATGCTGATTGACGAAAGCCCGTCGTATGAACGGTGTGTCATAAACGACCTTGGCGACTTCACCCATTACGAGAACATGAAAGCCGAGACTGAGGCTTCAGGCCACAGGATGGACGCAGACGGCAGGTTTCCCAAGATGATCGGCGTCTATAGCAGGGTCATGCGTTTCGTAGTGGACCGCTGTTTGACCAAGTTCATGCACGTTGATGTGATTATCAATCAGGGCAACCACTCCCGAACCAACGACATTTGGATGGCCGAGCTTCTGCGGTGTGCCTATGCAGATCGGGACCGTGTGCATGTGCTGGACAACTCCGGTGCGTTCATTCCCTATCGGATGGGAAATACGTTCGTGATGACGCACCATTCAGACAAGGCCAGGGGCGAACGGCTCATTCAGGTGATGTCAAATGATTACCGCCAGGACTGGGGCGAAACTGAATTTCACTACATCGACGTCGGCCATTTGCACCACAAGCAGCGCAGCAAGGAAGACGGCGGCGCGACGATTGAAATGTGGAATACCCTTGCCCCTCGTGACAAGTACGGCAACGACGGCGGCTGGCGTTCGCATCAGTCCATGACGCGGGTGGACAGAAGCATGTATTATGGCGAGGTCGGTCGCCGCATCCTTCCCATTCGCGAGGTGCGTGACGCATTGAAACGCGCCCACGTTGACGGCTATTGCCCGCCTGAGCGCAGGAAAGTCCATACAGTATGACCGAAATGTCAAGTCACACTGCGCATAAACGGCCATCGGTAAAGGAATGGGACTTCATATACGCACCTTTGCACGGGTTTCTTGTTTCCATGGCGCAAGGGTGGCACATTGCCCCTGGCCCGAACAAGGAACCTGCCTTCGTCGGGACACACCACGGCAAATATTCAATTCTGATGATGAGGGACGTATGAAGCGTGAAGAGATACTCGCCGCCGCTGCTGACATTATAAGTGGCGACCGCCAGAAGGACTACGGCGACTGGTCCGACAACGCCGAAGACATTGCGTCCATGTGGACCGTTATTCTGGGCAGCAACGTTTCAGCCCGTCAGGTCGGATTGTGCATGATAGCCCTGAAGATGGTCAGGCTCAAGCGCGGGCCTCACCATGAAGACAGCTTTGTGGATATTTGCGGTTATGCCGCACTTGGAGGCGAGAGTGATGATTGAGCACATCCGTGACCACGTATTCCCCGCCGCGTTCTCGCTCCTGCCTGAACGCATGGATAGCCCGGAAGCGCGCACGATGCTGTTGGCCATCGGCTTGCAGGAAAGCCGCTTTGACCATCGCCACCAGATCGGCGGACCGGCCCGTGGATTTTTTCAATTCGAGCGTGGCGGCGGCGTCCGGGGCGTTCTCAATCACCACGCATCCAAGCAACACGCCATCGTTGCCTGCCGGGGCCTCCGATATTACGACATGGCCGATAACGCCATTTACAGCGCCATAGAGCACAACGACACGCTTGCGTGTGTGTTTGCGCGTTTATTGCTCTGGACGCTGCCCCAGCGGCTTCCTACGACATCGGAAGATGGTTGGGCGCAGTATCTGGATGCGTGGCGTCCCGGTAAACCTCACCCCGAAACGTGGCCCGCATTTTACGAACAAGCGAGCCGCACAATCAAAGGAGACTGACATGAAACCCTGGTACACCTCGAAAACATTATGGGCCAACATCCTCGCTGGCGGTGTCACCGTCGCGGGCGCATTTGGTCTTGACCTTGGCCTCGACCCTGAAGGGCAGGCGCAAATTGTCGCTGGTGTGATGGTTGTCGTCAACGTGGTGCTGCGGCTTGTTACGTCTGAGCCTATCGGCAAATGACCCTTTGGCTTTTCATGGGATTCGGGGCCGCTCTTTTGGGTGGCCTCGTTTTCTTTTTGTGGCGCGGGGAACGTGCAGGACGTAATGCGGAGAAAGCCGACAATGCACAAGACGCTCTGGACGCAATCGACAATGCCATTAAGGCTCGCGATGATAGCAGGGCTGATGCTGACAAGCGCGAGCAGTTGCGCAACAAATACCGGGGAACCTGATCCGTTCTGTGTGATCGGCGCACCCCCGGCTGAATTGATCCCCGAGGCGGGAAGCCCGCACACATGGATTGACGACTTCATCGCCGTTCACTCGGTGACGTGTTGAAAGTCGTTCGCGTTGACTGGATAGACGCCCAGCACCCCGCTGGGGAATGGGTGTCCCGTGACGCACTGGAAGGCCCGTTGCCTATTACCCAATCGGTTGGGTTTCTGGTGTGCGTCAAACGGCGGAAGGTTCTTCGCTGATCTCTTTCCGCAATTGCCCAAGCAGGCAATATCGCGCCGTTTCGTCGGGGTCTGTGTTCTCGTGAAGTTTGGCGATGAACGCTCGGATGCACTGGCGAGCCGTGGTGCGGTCGGATGCCGTCACGGCTGTCCCGTCGCTCTGGGCTACATGGTGCCTCCATTCCGACGCCGCCCGCGCTGCCGCTTCCATCGCTTTACTCTGGGTCATGTGCCTGGCTCCGGTGTTGGTGGTGGAATCGTTCTCCCCTGTGGGTTGGACCTCAATAAGGGCGTTAGCCTCTTTCACCCAATCAAAATGCAACAATGAATCTGGTTTGGCGATTTTACACAGATTGCCCAAGGCCTCCCGCATCGCCTCTATCTCGGCGTCACGCTCGGCAAGGGCGTCTGCGGCTTCAATTTCACGTTGGGCATCTTGTGCGCTGTAGTAATCAAGACCATCCGTGCCGCCGTGTCTGCGCTGGAAACCGTTGGCACGACCACGCAACCGCTCTATCAGGTCACTCATAACGCGCTCTCCTTGGTGGTGAGCGTCTCGCCAATGAGGGCCATACAATCGTCATAAGACTCGGCCTTCGCCCGGCTGATGGCCTTGTGTTCGTCGTCCCGGCCTCGCTTGGCATCATCCATGCGGTTGTCGCGGAGTATCGCGATCTGTCGTGCCAACGCGCACAGCGCCTCATCACGGGCTGTCTGGATGGCTGATTTCAATTCATCGTTCATAGCTTCACACTCCGATTATTCGCATTCTGCGTTCTCCATATCTCGATCCGCATCTGCGCTGCCACACGCCGCGCGCGGTTCACTTCGTCAGCCGTGACGGCATCCCTCATCGTTTCAAGATGCTCCTGGTAAGCAGAGCTGGCATAGGCCCACCGCTCCCTGCCGCCCTCCGACGTTTCTGGCGATTGCGATGCCAGAATTGCCTTCAAGCTCTTCCGGTATTCTTCCGCGTGAACCCGCTCACCGCGCAATCGTCCGGCTTCTGGGCTGTTGGAAATCAACCAGTCAGCTGCCTTTTCCACGGCGTCATCTTCAATCATCTCACACCTCTCCGTTTATCCCGATCAAGTCCCGCGCCCAATGCGTAACCACATATTCGTCTTCATCTAGGACTTTATTGCTAACAGCATCTCGCATCGGCACCCACCACTGATGGTGGTCATCTTCAAGACCGAGAAAATCATAAACAGCAACAAAGTAGGCGCGCATAGATTTGCGTTCGCCCGGACATTGACCTTCACACCTAATCAAAAAGCTACGCCGAACGGTGTAACTCGGCCACGGCTCAACAGACGGCAACTCGTCTTCAATATCAACCCAATCCATCATCAGCCTCCGCCGCCAGCGCCATCTGAGCGTCACCCAGATACAATCTGGACTCTTGAATGCTCCATTGCAGGTTGAACACTTCGTCGCCCGTCTTCACGACGGCATCAATCTTTTCAAGGCCCGCAATGATCTCCTCCATTGCCGTCGCCATATTGTCGATGATGCCCAGCACGTTGTCGTTGTCCATCAGCGCACCTCCGGGGCGAAGGGAATCGAATCATCCAGGTCAGGCCCGCCGCCGTTATAGCCGCCCTGGTTGGTCGCGAACCCGCCCCGGTCATCGTCGGCGGAACCGGCCTGCTTGCCGTCCAGCATGACCAGCGTCCCGCCAAACCCGCGCAAGACAACCTCCGTGCTGTATTTCTCAACGCCGCTCTTGTCCTCCCATTTGCGCGTCTGGAGCTGGCCCTCAAGATAGACCTTGGAACCTTTCTTCAGGAACCGGCCTGCGATGTCGGCCAGCTTGCCGAAAATCACCACGCGGTGAAACTCGGCCTTCTCTTTCTTCTGGCCCGAACTTTTATCAGTCCACGATTCAGACGTGGCTACGGTCATGTTGCAGAGGGCATCACCGCTTTGCATCTTTTTGGTTTCGGGGTCGCGGGCGAGATTGCCGATCAGGGTTACCTTGTTGATTGATCCGCTCATGTCTCATTCTCCATTTGTGGTTCGTTGGTGTACACGCCGCCGCACACCAGTTCGTGTGCTTCCTCGACCGTCATTGCGGGGTTGGCAGCCAGCAGGGCTTCGATCTCGTTGTCCTGCATATCCATCATCCAATCTTTAACACGTCCCATGATTGCCTCCTATGCCTGGAATGAAATGTTATCGGCCTCGCGGGCCTTGATATAGTCGCGGCGGCGTTCGACTGTGCCTTTCAGCCCGAGAACATCACCACCGTCGCCTTCCACCAGAACGGGTCTGTCCTTCATTGCCTGCGCAATCAGCGGCTTGGCGTGTTTGATGATGTCGTTAAGGCTGGCCTCGTCTTCCACTGCCTCGACTTCAGTCTGAAGTTCGTGAAATTCTTTGCCCAGCGCAGTCCTGTTAAGCGGCCCGTGCCATACAGTGACGTTGGCCTGTTCCTTGTCATACAGAGCAAGGCCGAAGGGATTGCCGAACGTCATCAGCGCACGTTTCATGGCGTCCGTCTCGGCTTCCTTGATGGCGGACTCAAACGCATCACCAAGGTCTTTTGCGATACCAGAGCCGTAGCCAATACCCTCGCGAACAACCTCACCAACGGTAACGCGGACCTTTGCCAGATACGCAACCCGCGCCTTGTCGTTGACCTCACGCGGTTCCCCGCACTGTTCCAGCAACACGGTTTCACGGTTCCAGCCGTCAAAGCCGAAGATCCGATTGGCTTCCGAGATGGCCTGCCAGCCCTCGATGTAGGACAGTTCAAACCCCGCCTGCTTGCGCTTCTTCACCTTGTTCGATGACAGGGGCGCATCAAGTTCGGCGTTCTGTTCTGGTGTGAAAGTCATTCCAATTCCTCCAGTTTCTTGTCCATCTCGGTGACAATCCTGCCAAGGCATTCGTATGCGTCCCTTATGCGCCCGACACATGGGTAGGGCAACCTGCCTTCAGTGAAGTAGGTTCGCGCAAGTCGGTTGGCATGAACCTTCACCTGGTCGGCGTCCCATCGCGCCCATTCGTCATCCATTATCACTCTCCCTCAAGTCACATTATACACGATTACCAGCGCAATGATAACCACCGCGAAGATGCAATCGCTGTTTCTATTCACCCACGACTTGCGCGGGCGTCCAGGATGGAACCGCTTTGCCCCGTGGTCCGTTGTTTCGCGGACATTGCGACAGGCGGTGTTGATCCAGTAGCGGTTCATGTCAATTCTCCATCGCAAAGTTGAGAGAATGCCGCGCCCGGTCTGCGTCTCGGCGGGCTGCTGATAGGTACACCCACTTCACATCCCCGCCCACTCGTCGGGCTTTGGAAATGTTTTCCCGCGCTGCGGCTGCGTGGATGATGTGCCACTTGAAGCCGTACATCTTGGCCCAAGGCAATCCGTGATCTACTGTCGGTAATTTCACGGCGTACCCCCTTCGGCCATCATGTCGCGGCGCTGGTCACGCAGCCAGTCTCCGTGATCCTCACGATCCCCTGCCGCGCGTTCCATTGCGGCGGTTTCAACGTCGGCCACGTCGATGCCGTCGCGGATCAACCCCTCCAAGACCCTGCCCAGCGCGTCGGTGGGCATGGGGCCGTAAGTGTAGATGAAATTTCCCCGCGCATCGCGGTCCATTCCGGTGATGACCTCAAGAGCGCCCAATTCAATCTCGGGCGGTGACCCTGGGTCTGCGTGTTCCGGCAAGCAATTCACGCGGGCCGGTTCGCCGTAGCTGCTCACCTCGACCAGGATGCGGCCTTCCAGATCGCGAACGCCATGCGCCTCGGATGTGAATGCGAAGTCGTAGAAGAAACTGTCCATATTCTCTCCCGTTTCAGAGTGGGGCGCGGCCCTTGTAATACCGCGCCCCTGAATCAACCCTGAACTTTCTCCTGTTAGTGTGCGGCCTGTACAAACCCCAGACCGCGAAGGGGTCAAGCGATGGCGGAAAGCCGTGCCTGTGGTGCAGCCACTTTCCGCGCAACCATATCAGCAGGCAGGCGCACGGTAACGGATCGACTGTTGCGCTCGATAACCTCGCAATCCGAAGCGAAGACGGGCGCGTTAGGAACCCATGACGGCTTCGCGCTTGTGGAGCAGCGCAGCGTTTTTGCCCCGCCCCGACGCTGCGTGAACAGCCTCAAGTCGCCATCAGGTTCCCGCTGGATGCGTAGCAGCCCGAAATCCTCGCCCGATCCCCAGAGGATGTTCACCCGGTCGCCCTTGGTCAGCCCGAGTTGGTCGGCAAGGTCGGGACCGATTGCGATGGCGATGTTGCCGCCCTTGTGTTTGGCAATCCGAAGACCCCTGACCGGGCGCTGGATGCTGTTTTTCTTCGTGTTCGTCAAAACTTCAAACATCTCACTCTCCTGTTAAGCCCCTGTTTGGTCGGGCATTCCCTTCGTCAATGACGATGCAACCCTTCTACGCGCCTGATTTTAGCCCGTCAACAAAAAAGTTTCGACCTGGTTTGATCCGCGCCCGTTGATCTCATCGCGCGGAATGGGGTATCATAGGTCATGCGGAATATGACGCGCTCCGCTATCCCCAGCGTTGAGCGCGGCATAGGCGGCGCTGGTTCTCTCCCGGCCAGCGCCGCCGCCCTTTTGTGAGGTATAATGACCGAACCCGTCATCATAGGCGATTGCACGCTGTATCTGGGTGACTGCCTCGACATCCTGCCGACGCTGGGCAAGGTCGATGCTGTGGTGACATCGCCGCCATACGACGACCTTCGGCAGTACGGCGTCGGGCAACCTTCTTTTGTTTGGATGGATTATATCCGCCCGATGGCTTTTTCATTAGTTGGTGGCGGCGTGATTGTTTGGAATGTCGCTGACAGTGTGCGCGATGGATCAGAAACAGGAACGTCGTTCCGGCAAGCACTTGAGTTTATGGACGCTGGCCTGCGCCTCCACGACACAATGCTTTACCTCAAGACCAACGTAAATTTCCCCGACGCCGTCAGGTATGAAAACGGGTTTGAATATATGTTTGTTTTCAGCAACGGCGCACCAAAGACGTTCAACCCGATCAAGGACCGACCCAATAAATACGCCGGACTAGCGATGCATGGAACCGACAGGCAGGTTGACGGGTCTTTGAAACCGATTAATGGTTTAGGTAGATTGGTGAACCGCGTAGGAAAGAGATTCAACTGGTGGTTTCTGACTAATAATCAACCAGACACCGGACACCCTGCGCCTATGCCATATCAAATGGCCTTTGATCACATCACAAGCTGGACCAATGAGGGCGACACGATCCTAGACCCCTTCATGGGCTCTGGGACAACCGGCGTTGCTTGCGCGAAGACTGGCCGCAAGTTCATCGGCATCGAACTGGACCCCAAGTATTTCGACATCGCCTGTGAACGCATCCAGAAGGCTTACAACCAACCAGATTTGTTCGTCGAACCGCCGAAGAAACCTGAAAAGCTGGACCCAATGTTATGAAACGCAGCCCATCCGACAATCTGTTTTCCAAGTTGGTTCGCGCCCGCGCCAAATGGACGTGTGAACACTGCGGTGCGTGGTTTGGTGATGACAAAGGCAGGCTCCACTGCTCGCACCATATCAGCCGACGCTTCAACGCGACCCGGTGGGACAGCCGCAACGCATCTGCACATTGCGCAGCCTGTCACCGGCGGTTCACCGACGACCCTTACGCGCATGGAGAATGGATCGAAGCTGCAATCGGTAAAGACACCTATCTTGAACTTCGCGCTGCAGCGAATCGAACGTGTCAGCTAAAAAAGCACGACCACAAAGATATTAGAGACACGCTGAAATGGCAGCTTGACGAAATGAATAAGGGGAACTACGGTGAATTTATTGGATGGAGAGGTTAACAGGAGATAACCGATGGACCCAGAACGACTGATTAAATGCGCCTGCCAAGCCTTTGGCCTGTCACGCGCTGAACTGATGGGGGACTGCAAGCGGGTTGTGTTTGCCCATCCCAGACTTGTTCTCATGTGGCGAATGACAAAGATGAAACATGCGAGCCTGCCGCGAATCGGCAGGATCATGGGACGGCACCACACAACTGTCATGAACGCACGGGACAAGGCGCAGGAGCGTATCGCAGCCCGAGACCCGCACTTTATGCGGCTGGCTGATCGCTTAGAAGATTCCTTCATGCCCATTCCAGAGCGGCTTGTTGGCCCGGATTTCCGCATCGTCCCGACCTTCGGTGATAGACCAGGTATCCCGCCGCTGTTCCGCGCTATTACACCGCGCGAGTATGTGTAATGCGCGACTGGACAGAGGAAGAAGCCGAAACGCTTATGCTTATGGTTTCCGAGAGGACCGCATGGGCCGACATTGCCGAGCGTTTTGACAGGTCTGTGACGGCCTGTAAACTCAAGGCCCGACGCTGCGGCGTTGTGTCAAACCAGAAATATGAGCGGTGGGAATCAGACGAAACGCTGGACGACCCCGCCGAGCGTAAATGCCTGAGTTGCGGCGGCATGTTCCAGAGCGCAAACCGGGGAAATCGCATGTGCCATCGGTGCCGGAACCCAAAGATTGACACCCGAGAGGGTCTGGGAGATGCTCGCGAACAGTTCCTGAAGCTACCGGAGTTGATGTAATGAGTACGCTGAAAATCCGAAACTGGGAAAAGTGGCAATCCTATCGCGCAGATCGGGGTCAGCCGCCATGGATAAAAATCCACCGCTGCGTCATGCGAAATCCGGAATGGGTTGCGCTTACGGATGCGCAGCGCGGTCATCTTGTCGCCATCTGGTTGCTGGCTGCGGACCACGATGGCGTCATCCCGGCGTCACCCGCGATAATCAGGAAACTCTGCTATCTCGACGATGCGCCAGACCTAAAACTCCTTATGTATCACGGATTTATCGAGCCTGACGCCAACGTGACGCCAGACCGACGCCAACATGACGTGCCAGAGACAGAGACAGAGGCAGAGACAGAAGCAGAGACAGAGAAGAAAACAACAGGGGTGTCGTTCGCTTTTTTGGGTAAGGTGATTCGCCTGACCCAATCGGACTACGACCAGTGGGATAAAAACTTCAAACACATCCAGTTGGTTCCTGCGCTCACAGAACTGGATGCGTTCTATTCCGGCGAACCAAAGGCGAAACAGGCGAAATGGTTTCAGCGGTGTGCATCATCGCTGGCGCACAAAGATCGGGAGGCGGCAAGCAAATGCGGACATGGCGGACTAATCTGGGAGGGCCGGAACGGCTACAATCCGAAAACCGGGAAACTCGTGAGCTTCAATTAGGGGATTATGGAATCAATGTCAGACGCAACGGAAACAGCAGAACGACCTGCCCGCAATGCAGTGAGCAGCGGCGCAAGAAGCACGACAAGTGCCTCTCTGTCTCAGTCAACGCAGACGGCGCAACGTGGCTCTGCCACCACTGCGGGTGGTCAGGCGGTATCAGCAGCGGGTTTGGATCACGCCAGGAGCCGAGGCATCAGCCCGGAGACTTTGGACAGTCTCGGCGTCAAAAGCGGTACGGCGGGTTTTCGTGAGGGAAAGGCGGAAGCGTTGTTTTGGCCGTATGTCGTTGACGGTGAAGTTGTCAACTGGAAGGCAACCAGGATCGGGGAAAAGGGTTTCACTGGGATGCCCGGTGGCAGAATGTGCGTTCACCACCTGGACGAACTGACATCGGAAACGCTCTACATCGTGGAAGGCGAATGGGACATGGCTTCACTGGTTGAAGCGGGTGTTCCCCTTTCATCAGTCACCACAATACCCAACGGTGCGCAAATAAGCACCGCTGAGGGCGATGAAACACCTTCCGGGTACCTATACGCCGAAGAACTGCTAGAACGCACACAGGGTACCTTAAAACGCATTGTGTGGTGTGGCGACATGGACGGGCCGGGTTTGGGCTTGCGTCACGTCATGGCGAAAATCTTCGGCGCGGCGCGTTTCCACTTTGTCGATTGGCCGGAAGGCTGCAAAGACGCGAACGATATGCTTCTGGCGGATGGACCGGAAGCGGTGTTTGATCTGGTGACGAACGGTTTTCTACCTTGGCCGGTTGACGGCCTGTATCGGATGAACGAATTACCCGAACCCCCGCCTATCCAGACGTGGGAGCCGGGGTTTCCCGAATGGGAAAACAAAATTCGCCTCTCGCCGGGGATGCTTTCCGTTTGCACCGGCCACCCCGGCCACGGCAAAACCCACCTGTTTAGCCAGATTTGGTATCAGGTGGCGCGGGCGTACCAGGTCAAGGTCGCCATTGCATCCTTTGAGACGCGGGCGAAACCTCACCATCAGCGGGTTATCCGCACCTTGATGTCGGGTAAACTTGAGAAAGACATGAGCGATGCCGAAAGGCGTTGGGCAGACGATTGGATCAACGACGCTTATTTGTGGATTCAAGAGCCGCTCGACAAACCCGCCACGCTTGAATGGTTGCTGGACCGGGCGGAAGTGGCAGTGGTGAGGCACGGTTGCCGGGTTGTTCAGATTGACCCCTGGAACCGGCTTGAGGGCCAGCGGGCGCGTGGGGAATCAGAAACCGATTACATCGGTCGATGCTTGTCTGCAATTTACAAATTTGCACAGCAGATGGATTGCCATGTGCAAATCCTCGCGCATCCTGCTAAGATGGACGGGAAGTTCAGGGGAAATGCCCCTGCGCTTGAGGACATTTCAGGGTCGAAGAACTGGGATAATCGCGTGGATCAAGGCTTTGTCGTGCATAGGCCAAACATGACCAACGATGACGGCACAAGAGCAACCGAAGCGGTGTTGATCCAGCGCAAGGCAAGGTTTGAGGAGTTGGGCTATCCGTGTTCGCTTGACCTTCGTTTGAACTTGGAACGCGGGCGGTACGAGTCCATTGACTACGAAACGCAATTTGAAAGGGATATGGCATGACTGAAATACCCGGCATCACCCGTCCCAAGACCGACACAGAACACGCCATGGAACGCGCAAACACCGCCCGTGAGGCTGTTCTAATCCTTGCCGACGCTTATGGGGCCGAAGACAGGTTCACCACGCAGACGGGACGGTTAGAACGCGCCATGCGGTTGGCGTGTGTGGAATTGCACCAGGCGGCGAATAGGCTGCAAGCACTGGAGGAAGAATGAACACCACAGAGCTATTCGACCGCTTCCGTGAAGCTGCGAAGACATGCAAGCGCCTTCCGCCCATCGAAAGCCCCCGCCTGTGCCAGCCGTCGCACCAGTTCGTTACCGATGCAAAAGAAGCCTACGGCTACAACGAGGTGAAACTTGTCATCAGACCAACAGGCGAGCAGATCGACAGGATGGACGAAACCCTGACGTGGTTGCAGATGATGGACCAGGAGGTGGCCCGGATCGTGTGGGCCAAGGCGAACAACTCACCGTGGCATTTCATCGGCAGGATGCTTGGCATGGACCCACGCACGGCGCAACGCAGGATGATGGCGGGGCTGTACGAACTGGCCGAGGAATTGAGTGGTGGAGGTGTGGTATGATGGACATGATAATTGCTCCAGCAGTCGGTTCTGATTTGACTTTCATTGACCATTTGCAGCGCAGGAACGCGGAAGAGTTGGCGTTTTATCCAAATTCGTGTTTTGAGAGGGAAGTGCAAAATCAACGAATCCTCTTGGCTCGTGTCAACGGTGAGCCAGCGGGCTACCTTTATCATGGCGCACTTCTACCGCGATGCAAGGTGCATCAAGCATGTATTGAGTACGACTTGCGGGGGCAACTTTACGGGTCTGCGTTGGTTCGATTCCTCCGTGCGATTTGTGACGAGGCGGGGTCGGAGTCTATTACTCTGAGGTGCGGAAGCGATATTTCGGCCAACAGCTTTTGGAGTGCCATGGGGTTCGTTTGTGAGCACATCGCCCAAGGCGGTGTCCGAAGAATGCGCGACATAAATTGCTGGCGTCTGGATTTGCAGCCCACCTTATTTGCCGCCCATTCTATGGACCCGTCCGCAAAAAAGGCTGACGCATCTGTTTGGCGTCGGCGCGGGGCACTTGCAGGCAGTCGGTTTATGCGCGGGGCCGGTATGAATGCGTACCGGGACGCCGTGATTGATGCGGGCAAGAGCTCTCAAGCCCAGGGAGACAGACAGATGACCTACACCCACCAGGCCCACATGATTACCAATTTCGGCGGCACCACCTTCAAAAAGGCCTCTTCTCTTGAAGACGGAATTGTTAAGGCCCGCGCCCACAAGAACCCCACCTCCAAAATCACCATCGTGCGCCGCTGGGTTACAGATACAAAGGGCAACATCCTCTGGGAGGAATGACCGCCCACCAGCCCCGTCAGTGAGTGGGTGCCGAAGGAAAAGGCACCATACTTTCGGAAAGTCGCCAAGGCGCTGCGTGATAGAAAAAAATTATCACCCGATGCTTGACTTGTTCCGTCAGATCGAATAAAAGGTGTAATCTGTATATTTCTATGAGCGCCTCACTGGGAAGCCGGTGGGGCGTTCCTTTTTACCCAGCCCAAGCGAACCGTCCACACGCCAGCACGAGGCGATGAGGCTTGGTGCTGGGTAATCCTATGGAGGGATACAAATGGTCGATCCATATCGCTACTGGGCTATCAACACAGCCGTCGAATCGGGTGCCTGCGGCTATGATGTGCTTGAGGTGGCAGACACGATCTTGGAATACGTCGGCTACGACTGTAAGGCCGACCCTGACTTTGCAGAATACAGCGAGAAAATTCGAGACTTCCTTTCCGCAGAACCTAAAGGTGAAGCCTGATGCCCAAATCGATGTATGGCAAGCCCAAGCCCAAGCCGAAACCCAAGCCCAAGCCTTCCAGAATGCGATAACTGGACGAGATACTCCGAATGCCACGACTTAGCGAATACACAGAGGAGATGGCAGATAAGATCTGCGACCTGGTAGCAGGCGGAAGCAATTTGACCAAAGTCGGCAAAATGGATGACATGCCTTGCCGTGACACGATCTACAAGTGGAAGCGGTTGAACGAGGCGTTCGCCGACAACTACGCGCGCGCGAGGGACACCCGTGCCGACGCCCGTGCTGATCGCATTGACGCCATCGTTGACAAGGTTGAGAGCGACGAACTTCCGTCTGACCGGGCGCGCGTCATGATCGACGCCATCAAGTGGATGGCCGGCAAGGAAGCTCCCAAACGCTATGGCGATAAGGTGGAGGTCGAGCACAGCGGCAATGTTGAAGTGAAGCTGTGGGAGTAGGATCCGCATCGCCCGTATTCGCTGACATGAAGCGGCCAAGCCGCTACAAGGCGCTGTATGGGGGCCGTGGCTCGGGTAAGTCGCATTTCTTCGCAGAGGCTATGGTTGCCAACGCATCGCAGAGCAAGGGCTTCCGCGCCGTCTGCGTGCGCGAGGTTCAAAAGAGCCTGAAGGAATCCGCCAAGCGCCTGTGTGAGGACACTGTTTACGCTATGGGTGTCAAGGGCTTTGAGGTCTTGAACGACAGTATTCGCACTCCAGGCGGTGGGGTCATTATTTTCGCCGGGATGCAGGATCATACGGCTGATTCGATCAAATCTTTGGAGGGATTCCACGTCGCATGGGTGGAGGAAGCCCAGTCGCTATCGGCGCGCAGCCTAGAAATGCTTCGCCCGACGATTCGAGCGCCTGGTTCTGAAATATGGTTCTCCTGGAACCCCCGCTCGCCAGAAGACCCGGTGGACAAGTTCTTCCGTGGTCTTGAGCCGCCTGAAAACGCGATTATTCGCAAAGTCAATTACGACCAGAACCTGATGTTTCCCGAGGAGCTTGAGCTAGAGCGCCAGCACGACGAAAAGAGCAACCGGCAACGATACTCGCACATCTGGGAGGGGGCTTACGAGCCGCAGGCAGTGGACGCCATTTGGGATCGTGTGACCATCCACAACAACCGCAGGGACGTTGCCCCTGAGATGGGGCGCATCGTCGTCGCGGTGGACCCGGCAGGATCAACTGGGCCTAACAGCGATCTGACGGGCATTGTCGTTGTTGCCAGGGGCGATGAAGACAACCACGGGTACGTCCTGGAAGACGCGAGCATGAAGGGAACGCCGAAGCAGTGGGCAGAGCGCGTTGTGGCCCTGCACGACAGGTGGGAAGCTGACGCCGTGGTCGCGGAACGAAACTACGGCGGAGATCTCGTGGAGGCGGTCATCAAGGCCGTTCGCCCCACTGTGCGGTACATTGCAGTCAACGCAACCCGTGCGAAGCATGTGCGGGCGGAGCCGATCAGCGCATTATACAC